GACGCCCAGCGACGGGCGTGTCCTTCGGTGGAGTGGTCGGCGTGCATCTCATATCGCTGATACAGGCCAACGGCGCCGTCCACGTATGAACACACGCCATCTGGAATCCGATGCACACTGATCCGCAGCTTGTCCTCCATCTCGGCGCCGTCTCCGGGAGTGAGGGGGTTCCAGCCGGCTGCAACCACCAGGCGCGCGGCTGCGTCGCTTATCCCCATCGCCCGCGCAGCCAGCGGAAGAAGCTCTTTTAGGTCGTCCACGTCACTCTCCTTTGCCCTAAGCGCGGGCATAAGTCGCCAGCGGCAGGATGTACTGGCGGGTCATGCGGCCTCCAGGTGTTCGGCTTTCCAAGCGATCACGAACTCGATCAGTTCGGCGCACTCGCCCCGCGTCAGTTCCGATGTGCGGCGGAAAACAATGTCCACCCCATGCCCGTCCAAGGCAGGCAAGAACTCGATGGACTCACCCCGAGCCCGCAGCCAGGCGGCGGTCATGAGGCGCTTCCACGTCTCCACGTCGCGCTTCTTCCCGGCCCACTCGACGCGCTCTGCGATCTCGCCCAGCTCGGCGTGCAACTTGGCGTTCTGGTCCGCGCTGCGTGTCTCGGGCTTGATGTCCACCACCAGCCGATGACCGGCGATGAGTAGCGGCTTGACTTGCGCCCACAGCGCGGTAAGGCACTGGTGCGCTTGTTGAGCGTTGTAGAGCGTTGCGGTGTATTTCATGCTGCCTCGAACAGATCGGCAGTTTTCGCCACCACGGCTTCAAGATTGGCCCGCGCCTGCTGGAAGTAGCTGGCCTTCAACTCGACGCCGACAAACCTCCGCCCCATCTCGACGGCTACGTAACCCTCAGAGCCGATACCCATGAACGGGGAAAGCACGATATCCCCAGGGTTTGTCCACAGCATGACCCCACGGCGGATCACCTCCAATTGCAGCGGGCAGATGTGGCGCTCGTCGTCATGCTCCCGCGCGCTCATGTATTGCAGCGTGTCGGACGGGTTGATATCCATCCAAACCGGAGAGGCGACCTTCTGCCACAGGTCTACCGGGTATTCATCGCCATGCGTCACCCGCTCACACTCTCCCGGCGCCCGGACGGTGATGAGGTAGTCCGGGATGCCTTGGCGGCACATGGCGGAGTTCTCGCGAACGCTCTTGTGCAGCAGCCCGAGAGCCTTCGTGCGCTGCATGGCGGTTACGGGGTCTTTCCAGATCGTTGCCTTCGCGTGGAAGATAAAACCGTGCTTCTGAAACGCCCGGAGAAGATCGCCGGGAAAGTCTTTCAGGCCGATCACGCCATCGCGCTCCTTGGAACTCGGCATGTCCATGCAGTGAAAAGACACGTTCCGGCCCGGCTTCATGACGCGCCGCAGCTCGGCAATCAGGAAGTCAAAGTGAGCGAAAAACTCCGCATCGTCCCGAACATTGCCCATGTCGCGCGGGCTGTTGGAATAGGTGTAGAGACTGGCAAAAGGCGGGGAAAAGATGCTGTAGCCGATGCTGTGATCCGGCAGTCCCTTCAACACTTCCACGCAGTCTCCGTGATAGGCCGCGTACTTGTCGGTGATGACTTGATCGATGCAGTTCATTTCATGCCCTCAGGAATTCAGGGACGGCCACTTCCTGGGCCGCGTTGTAGGTGTTGGTTTGTCGGGTGAGGCCGGTGACTTCTTGCATGACGGCATCGTGCGTTTCTGCGCTTAGGCTTTCGGCCATCTTCTGAGCGTCGCGCTCTTTGCGCTTCAAGTTCGCCACAACAGCCCCCTCGGCGCTGCTGGCAAACACATGCACATGCACATCGCGCTTCTGCCCAAAGCGCCAGCAGCGGCGGACGGCCTGGTAGTAAGCCTCGAATGAATCCGTGACACCGACAAACGCCATGCGGGCGCAGTGCTGCCAGTTCAGGCCAAAGCCCGCAATGCTCGGCTTCGTCACCAGCACGCGCACGCGGCCAGCAGCAAAGTCGGCAAGGCGGCGCTCCTTCTCGTCAACGTCATCCGATCCGCGAATTTCCACCGCGTCAGGGATGGCCTTGCGAAGCGCCTCTCCCTCTGCGTTCAGGTCGCACCAGACCACCCACGGCTGCTTGTCGGAATTGACGACGCTGGCGCAATCGTTCACCCGATCCTCGATGCTCATCCTGCGGGCATCGCGTCGCTCGCTCAGTGTCTGCGCTTCGCTGGCAAACAGCATCCCGCCAGTCGGCATGTCTGTCTCGACGGTGTGTTCGTGAAGGTGAAGCGGCGGCAGCTCATAGGCCGAGTCATCAAACCCAAGATCAGATGGCTTGCGGACCAGCGCCCCCCAGGAACACACCCACCGCCAGAAAATGTCGCGGGCGTGGCCTTTCAGGCGCCATACGGACGTGTCTCCACCGTCATGCGTGAAGAACTCGGCCAACATTTCCTGCCGCGTGCAGATCCCGAGGAACTCCGCATGGGTGCCTAGCTCGGTCCAGTCGTTCGGGGCCGGGGTCGCAGTAGCGCACAGCTTGAACGGGGTATCGCGAAACGACCGGAGAAGCGTTTGCAGGGTCTTTGTGTCGTGATGCTTGATGCACGATGACTCATCAAGCACCACCGCCCCAAAATGATCTGCGTCGAATCGGTGCAGCCGGTCATAGTTGGTGATGCAGATGTTCGATCCGTGCGTGTCTGTCATGTCGCGGCACTGCTTGACTTCAATGCCAATGTCGGAACCCTCGATCACGGTTTGCGCCGCCACAGCCAACGGAGCCAGGATCAGCACCGGAGCCCTCGTGTGCCGTTGGACAGCATTAGCCCAGGCCAATTGCATCCGGCTCTTGCCCAAGCCGGTATCAGCGAAGATCGCCGCACGGCCACGGCGCACCGCCCACGAAGTCAGCGCGGATTGATGCTGGAACATTGGCGACGGCAGCGAGAAGTCGCCTACGATGCCAGTCGGCGGAACCCGAGACAGCTTGCGCTGAACGTACTCGGTATAGCTCACGCTGCCTCCCTGAACTCGGGCCGCCCCACATTGCGGGCCATGTCCTGCGTCCGTTTCACGTAGTCCTCGGTCAGTTCCCGGCGCTGCGCCTTGGTCATGTCGATGCACAGATCGAACTGCATGTGGCAGCCGAGCACGCCCGGCCTGGTGCAGCACAGCGGGAACGTCCGCAGGTCGCATTCCTTCGTGCCCATGCCTCCACCGTTGGCGTGGGCGCATTGGCTGTAGCCTTGGATGCCGCAGTTGATGCACGGCAGCGAGGCGACCCAGCGGCGGTAGATCCTCTTGAGAATTTCACTCATTTCATGCTCCTGCCAATAGCAGCCGCGACCCGCAGCGACGCCCAGCGACGGGCGTGTCCTTCGGTGGAGTGGTCGGCGTGCATCTCATATCGCTGATACAGGCCAACGGCGCCGTCCACGTATGAACACACGCCATCTGGAATCCGATGCACACTGATCCGCAACCGGTCCTCCATCTCGGCGCCGTCGCCGGCAAACCATATCGGTTGCCACCCGCATTGAAGATCCGCCTGGGCCTGAATAACTGGAAAGTCATCTTGCTGCCAACGGACAATCGTTAGCCCCATCGCCCGCGCAGCCAGCGTCAGAAGCTCTTTGAGGTCGTCCATCACACCTCCACGGGAATCAGGCGGACGGCTCGGGAGCGAAGCTCGCCGCGCTTGCGGTGGCTGAACTGGCCGCCGGTGTCGAAGCCCTGGCACCAGGCGTAGGAGCTGTCGTACTCGTCAGCCGTCCAGTGCCAGGTGGGCTCGAACTGGTCCTTCGCGTTGGCAAAGGCCAACGCCGCGACCGGCCTGGTGGGCAGCACGCCGCCCACGCTCTCGGCCCAGGCGATCGCCTTCTTCCACGTCAGTTCGCCCGCCGGCTTGTCGGCCAGCAGCGCGACGGCGTAGTGCTTGCCGTCCTTGCCGGTGGTCAGGCCGATGAAGGTGCCGCCGTCGAGCTCGCCGCCAAGGGGTGGCAGCGTGGACAAGGTCAGGGGCGATGCGATGGTTTCGGGTGCATTCATGAGCGGCTCCTTGGTTATGCTCAGTAGGGGACATCGGCCTCGGTGATCGCCGGGGCCTTCGGGAAAACTGGGGCCAGTTCGTCGGCCAGCGCCAGCTCTGCCTCGTCGAGGAAGTCCGCCGGCACCATGATCGACACCCACCGCGGGCTGTTCGGTGTGGCGGGGTGCTTCGCGTGCATGAGCAGTGCGGCCAGGACGGAGGCGGAGCGGGTCACGCTGCCCTCCTCATCGCCGCGTCGGCGTAGTTCGACGCCACGATGGCGCGGGCCAGCGGCAGGATGAGTTGGCGGGTCATGCGTCAGTGCGCCATCGCCGCAGCTTCGCGCCGACCCTTGCGACGCGCGGGCTTGTCGTCGTCGAGCAGATCGGGCTCCTCGTCGGCCGGTTCCGGCACCGACAGCAGGATCTGCGTCTCGGTGGCCTTCAACCCCGGCAGCTTCGCCCAGGTGACCGGCTCCAGGCCCGGCGCGTCGACCGTCCACTGCAGCACCACGCTGCCGCCTTCCTTGGGCTGCAGCGACACCCGGTGAACCTTGCAGTCGACCAGCATGATGTTGGACGTTCCGCCGGTGCCGAAGTCGATCGTCAGCGTGCAGCCGGTCTGCTCGTACTCCCAGGCCATGCGCTTGACGTGCTGCGCGA